TCGCAAGCGTGGCTCCATTGGCTGTTAGCGGCAATATTGTTCCTGTCGAAGCAATTCCTGCTTTCGGCATGGACGATGCTGTGGCTAGTTTCAGCGTAGCTGGTTCGCGTCAATCTGACAAGATCCCGGTTCAGGCTGCTCCCACTTCCATGACCATTACTGCTGCATGGAACCCTTCTGACACCAACTTGCTGTTGATGCGTGCTGATGCCTATTCTGGCGTCATTGACCGCACTTTTATCATCTCGGCTACCGAGGGTACAAACATCGTTTATTACGCCTTTAACGGGCGTGTAGGCCAGTTCCAAGTGGATGCTGCTCCCGGAGCAGAAGCCAAGGCTACATTCACCATTCATCCCCGTGGCAACCAGTACGGTTGGTCTAACAACGCATAAGGAGTCATCATGGCTATTCCTGCAAAAGTTCTTCCCGGTTTTGCCGCATCTCTTTGGATGCAATCTTCCATAGTTCCAACTCCTTTGACCACTGCCAACCTGTCTGTTTGGCTTGCTCAAGTAACCACCATTGTTGGCCCTGCTGCCAACGGCACTGGCTCTGCTGGTGTTGCTGTGCCTGTTGAAGCCATTCCCGCTTTTGGCATGGATGATGCGGTGGCAAGTTTCAGTGTTGCTGGCTCTCGTCAAAGCGACAAGATTCCTGTGCAAGCGGCTCCTACAAGTCTGACCATTACGGCTGCTTGGAACCCTGCTGATTCGGCTTTGTCGCAAATCCGTGCTGATGCTTACTCTGGTGTTGTTGACCGCACTTTTGTGGTTGCAGCAGTGGAAGGCACAAACACTATTGCTTATGCGTTCAACGGTCGCGTGGGTCAATTCCAGATTGACGCTGCACCCGGCGCTGAAGCTAAATGCACATTCACTGTTCATCCGCGAGGCAACCAGTACGGCTGGTCGAACAACTGATGAAACTTTCAGACGCAATTGAAACAATTGTGACCAGCTACGGCGACATTGATCTTGTCGCCCGTGGCATGGTGGTTGACGCTGGTGAGCTTGCAAAAGCTACTGCTAAACCTGACACAGCCGAAGCCATCGCTTTGGCTTTGCTCAAGAAGTACAACGTGACTGCTCCTGTGGTGGTCATTGAAGAAGTCGCACCAGAAGTACCGTCTGAAACAACAGAGTAACAAGACATGATAGTAAAAGACAGTAATGACCTCTTGAACTTCTTGATAGCACAATCCGAATCAACTAAAAATTGGTTCGGATTTCCTCAACAGAGGATTACAGCAATTGCTCTTGCACATGAAATTGCAAAGTATCATGCTGATAAGATGAGTCCAGATGAAGTTGTTGAATACGCTTTTAATCTGAACGAGTCGATTTACCACAAGATCATCAAAACACGACCATGACAAAACTCACATCTGCCTTTGGCGAAATCTCCAATCTGCGTACCAAGTCTTTTGAGCTTGCAGGATACAACTTCAAGGTTCGTGTTCCGCTGACAAAAGAGCTTGATGCTATGCAAGATCGCATTGAGAAGTTTGACCAAGACGAATTCCAAAAACGCTTTGACAAGATGACGGCATCTTTTCGCACTGGCACTTTTGATGGTGTTGTGGTGACGGAAGATGATGTGGTTGTTGAAGGACGCTCTACCAAAGAACTGATTCAAACCATCTTGCAGATGGAAAATCGAATGGTCGAGTACATTAAGTTGTTGGTTCCTGTAAATGGGACGCTTGATGAAATCACTTACGAAGACATTGAAGCTGAGTGGCCTACTGCCGTTCAGTTGGAAATCCTTGCTAAGATTTCTGAGGCGATTCAGCCCGGTTACAAGGATTCCCGAAAAAACTAATTTGGGACATTCGCCTTCAAGCCAGAGCGTACATTTACGCTCATGGCGGGTGTCCTGACGATGTTCCTGCGGACGATATGCGGAATGTTGAGATTATGTTGTCGGATGGGATGATAGGAAACAAAGCTATTTTGCTGGCTTTGAGTTCCTTGACCACAGGCAACTTAAACTCGAAAATACAGAAGACAACAAGACCGTTTACGATGAAAGATGTTCTTCCATCAACGCACGAATATATTGTCCCGCCGCTGACAAAGGAACAACAGCAAGAGCAAGCCAACAAGCAGTTGATGGCATTCTTGGCTACTAGACCGGGTTCGGAGGCTTACCTGAAAGAGTAGCATGGCTTATGTTCCCGAAAGCAAATTCGTCAAGCTAGAAGGGTTTGCTGAGTTTGAGCAACAGCTAAAGGAAATGGCTGAAGGCTTTAGGGGGGATTTGGTTGCTAGAAACACGCTTGTCCCTGCCGCCAAACTTGCAATGGAGTCGGTCTTGAATGCCGCCAAGACTCGCGCTCCAGTAGGCGACAAGCCTAGAGATGGGAAGAACCCAATTCACATGAGAGATACTATTCGTTTGGATGCTCGTATCCCTAGCGGAAAAGACAAGCTAAGTGAATATGTGAATGACACAGATGCAGCAATTGCGGTTGTGTCGGTTAAGAAAAGTGCTGTGTCATTGGCTAATGAATTTGGCACATCAAAAAGGCCCGCAAAACCTTTTCTGCGTATTGCACTGCAAGAGAACGTCACTAATGTTCTGACTGAACTAAAATCTGCTTTGGGTGTTGGCATAGCTAACTACGCCAAGAAACTGGAACGCCGGAGAAAATAATGGCCTCACAAAATATTGCTCGACTTGGTGTTGTCCTTGGAATGGACACAGCTGAATTTACAGCTGATATTGACAAGGCTATTAAAGAAAATGCAAAACTAAAAACTGCTATTCTTAGAGATACAAATGCTGCCGCTGGCGAAGTAAAAGCATTAACTCATGCCACAGAAGATTACGGCAAGGCTCTTACAAAAGTACAGTTGATACAGCGTGAAACGACATCTGGTCGTTTTATGAACGCAACTGATGACATGAAGAAAAGGCTGCTTGACCAAGCGGCTGCATACGACAAAGTTGCCAATGTTGCAAAAAGTGCTGCTGATGCTGCATCTAAGTTGGCTGCACAGCAAAACCTTATTCAAAGGGATAGCAATACTGGCCTTGCAGACATTACGGCTCTTAGAAATGCAACTGAAGACTACGGCAGAACACTTACTAGAGTTGAGTTAATCCAGCGTGAGATTTCTTCTGGCAAGTATGCAAATGCTACACAGGAAATTAAAAATCAACTGCTGCAACAAGCTGCGGCTTACGATAAAGTTGCGCTTGCAGCAAAGAATGCCGCAGATAATCAGCAAAAATTAACCGAACAACAAAATGCTGTTAAGCGCGATAGCAGTGCTGCCGCTACAGAAATCAGCAATCTTAAAAACGCAACAGAAGATTACGGCAAAACACTCACAAGAGTAGAGATGGTGCAGCGTGAAATTACCTCTGGTAGATTCATGAATGCAACTCAACAGATGAAAACCCAGTTGCTTCAACAAGCTGCTGCTTATGACAAAGTTGCGATGTCCGCAAAGAATGCTGCTGGCGCTACGTTCAAGATGAACGAGCAACAGAAGATCAACTTGACATATCAGACAACTGACTTCTTTACTCAGATTGCCTCTGGTCAAAGCCCGTTCATTGCTGCCATTCAACAGGGTGGTCAGTTGAAAGATACGATGGGAGGCGTGGGCAATATGTTCCGTGCTATCGGATCGTTGTTCACCCCATTCAGCGTTGGCCTTGGAACGGTGTCTATTGCGCTTGGTTCACTTGGTTATGCTTTGTATAAAGCCATTGATGACTTGGACAAGTTTAAAGATGCAATGACTTTGACGGGTGGTTTTGCTGGAGTAACTTACGAAAGTCTGTTGAATCTTGGTAACGTACTGTCTAATAAAACAAACGCATCTATTGGAAGCGCACGGGATTTGATGCAGCAGTTGGCTGCAAGCGGCAAATACACATCAACATCTATTGAGTCTGTTGGCGAAGTTATTTTGCGCTTCTCCAAGATTGCTGGAGTTGATGCCGCTAAAGCTGCTGAGACACTTATCCCGTTGTTGGACGGAACAGCAAGTTCTGCCAAACAACTAAACGACAAATATCATTTCCTGACGCTTGAGCAATACAAGAACATTAAGGCGCTTGAGAAACAAGGAAAACTACAAGAGTCTGCAAAAATGCAAGCGACTTTGCTTAACGAGAGTTTGCAGTCAACGCAACGTCAGCTTGGTACTTTGGAAAAGGCTTGGCAAGGTGTTGCTAACTTTGCATCTCAAGCATGGGACGCCATGATGGGTTGGGGGCGCGACAATGGAACAGAACGAGCCAAGGAGCTTGAGACAAAAATCAATCAGATGACGCTTTGGCTGGAAAAACGTCAAGGGCAATTGTCTGCTGCTGATCTTAAAAATAGAGAAGCTCAACTTCAATCAATGAAAAATGAGCTTAACGCCATTGTCAGTAAAGAGATGGCGGCGCTTGATGCTGCTGAAGCAAAAGCAAAAACCGCCGCAAAAAATGCAGATGACATTCGCAAAGAAGATAAGTATGGGCCTATGGGAATAGCCAAGGCATCAGAATTAGCAAAAGCAAGAGCAGAAGCTGAGTTTTCTATTGCAAAGCAAAACACAAATGAGCTTATACGGCTTGATGTTGAAATGAAACATCAACTTGCAACAGCCAATAGGGAAATGCTAGAGAAAAACGCTCAAGAAGACGGTCAATTTACAAAGCAAAACCTTGAGATATATAAAAACAAAGCTATAGCAATTGCCATTGAAACATCTGAAAAGATTAAGCAGATTCAGATCAAGAAGTACATGGAAGAACAGGAAGCAAAAGTTGCTTACCAAAAAGAGATGGATGACGAATTTGTTCGCAGAAGTAAAGCAAGAGAAACAGCAGACTTAGGCGCATTTACGAAAACTGAAGACCTTGAGTTCCAACGCAAGTCGCTTGAACTTAAATACCAGTTAATTTACGCAACAGAAACTGAGCAAAAGTTGGCTCAAATTTCTCTTGAATATGCTCGTAAACGCAAAGAACTTGAGGGCAGCGAAAGCAAATCAGAATCTCAAAGCAAAGACCTTGACCGTCAAGAAGCAATTGCAAAAAGTCTTGTCACAATAGAAGAATCTGGCAAACGCACAGGGGAAATATTTAATACTGTGTTTAGTAACATGTCTTCAGCTATTGACAACTTTGTCAAGACAGGCAAGTTAAGCATGAAAGACTTTGCTCGTGACACTATACAAAGTTTGATTGCAATTCAAATGAAAGCTGCTGCTTTGAGCTTTTTAAAAGGAGTTTTTGGTCTGCCTACCGCACCCGGAGGCTCAAATGATGGCTGGTTTAAAAATGTCTATCAAGCAACACCAAGAGCTACAGGTGGCCCTGTTAGTGCGGGTAGCCCGTACATGGTTGGTGAGCGTGGGCCTGAGTTGTTTATGCCTTCTGGATCAGGAACAATCATTCCAAACAACCAGATAAGCAACATGGGCGCTACTACCAACGTCACAAATTACAACATTAATGCCATTGACACCAAATCGTTTGAAGACAGGCTTTTAGGCAGTTCTAACGCGATTTGGGCGGCTAATCAGTATGCCAACAAGTCATTGGCAGTTAACAGGGGTCGTGCATGAGCTTCCAAACGATATTTGAGAATCAGGAGTCCATGACGGTGAACAACCGCCGCATGGTTGGTCAACAAGTTGCTAGGTCGGGCTTCATTACTGTGGCTCAGTACCTAACGGCTGTGCCTTGGGTGTTCACGGTCACGCCTAACAACTTTCTGTACTACCCGACAGCACGGGCAATCATTCAGGCGATTGACAACAAAGATCGTCAATTGCCAGAGGTCATTACCTTTAACAGTAGTTTGTTGTCGTGGTTTACGCAAAGGCTTGGTACGGCGACTGTTGCCACGTTAAACGGTACACCAACACCAAACACACAAACACTTGCCTTGACCTCTAACGGGACGTTTAAGGCTGGTGATTTCATCATGGTGGGTGGATACACCTACAAGATCACAGCAGACTCTGCTGGCGCTTCTGTAAGCATTCATCGACCTTTGATTGGAACGCCTAGCTCTGGTGCTACTGTGTCAATTGGCAACGCTTGCACTTTTAATGTTGTGGCTGAAGTCTGCCCGACATATACTCTTACACCAATGACAAACGGCGCTTTTGTCAATTGGGATCAACCGTTCGTTTTTCGGGAATACATCACATGACAACAATCAATGCTGTAAATAGCCCAAGCATTAGGCATGGTGAATTCGTCAAGATGACGATTGGTCGTGCGCTAACTGTTTACACGTTTTGCAATGCTCCAGCACCTATCACTGTGGGCGGTGTGACGTTTACAAACCTTGGTGCTTTGCTGTCTGTTGGCGATGTTCAGCGAGACATAAAAGCCACAAGCGATGACATGACGATTCAGTTGACGGGCATAAATCCAACAATGGTTGGCATCATTCTGAGTAGTGACATAAAAGGCTCATTGGTTGAAGTTTGGCGTGGATTCTTTGATTCAAACAATCAGATCATCACAACTCCAACAACGCAATTTTTTAAGCGTTACCAAGGCATCATCAACAACGTATCAATCAGTGAGAACTTTGATTCAGAGCAAAGAACTAGGGTTGCCACTTGTTCTGTGTCTTGTTCATCAATGAGGCGTGTGCTTGAGAATAGATTTTCTGGTGTCAGGACAAATCAAAACAACTGGCAATCTTTGTATCCATCCCTTCCATTGGACACATCAATGAATCGAGTTGCTGAAATTTCAAATCAATACTTTGACTTTGGCAAACCGCCAATAGTTCAAACTCAAGCAAGCGATTCTGGACCGGGTATTGGTTTTGATTCAAACACAGCATGATAAGACTAGCAACAAGATACGACATTCCAAGACTGTTGGAAATAGTTGAAGCATATGCTTACGAGAACCCAATTAAGGTTCTTGGCATAACTTCTAATCATTATCCAAGGCACGTTGAAGAACTGTTGTTTGGAATCATCAAAGGTCGTGGTTTTATCTTTATTGATGACCACATGACTGGAGCAATCATTGGCATCAAGCAAAACAACATTTGGTGTCCACAAGTAAAAGAGTTGCACGAACTGTTGTGGTGGGTTGAACCAGAACATAGGAACGGTTCTATTGGAGGTAGGCTTTGGAAGGCTTACGATGAAATTGCAAGTGTGATGCTAAAACAAGGTGAAGTTGATTGTGTGTTCACGTCAATTTCCGCATCAGGCCCATTAATTGATTACACCAAGCGAGGCTACAAAGCTGTTGGTGCAAGTTTTGTGAAGGAATAAAAATGGTTGGATCAATGGTTGCCGCATATTATGGTCTGCAAGGGTTTGCCGCTGCTGCTGCTACTTTTGCAGTTAATTATGCTGTATCAACAATTGTCACAAGAACTTTTGCAGACACACCAGAAGGACAGCAAGATAATGGCGTTCGTCAGCAAGTTCCACCAAGTTCGGCAAATGCTATCCCTATTGTTTATGGCAATGCGTACATGGGTGGTACGTTTATAGATGCGGTGTTAAGTACAGACCAAAAGACAATGTATTACGTTTTGGCTGTTTCTTCTATTAGCCCTAATGGTCAATTTACATTTGACATAGCCGATCTTGCTATGTATTACGGTGATCGAAAAATTACCTTTGATGCAGTAGACAGAACCAAGGTTGTTAGCTTGACTGATGAAGCAAGCCCGCCTAATGTTGACTCTAAAATTTCTGGCAATTTATACATTAACTTGTATCGGTCAAGTTCTACAGGTGTCATTACCTCTGTGAACGGCGCTGCCGCACCAAGTACAGTAATGGGTGGTAGTGACATTGATGTTGCTTTGAGGTGGCCTTCCACTGGTCGTCAAATGAATGGCTTGGCTTTTGCTATTGTGAAGTTGGTCTATAACCGTGATGCAGACACAACACAGCTTTCGCCAATTACATTTAAAGTGGCTCACACTCTTTACGGAACAGGCGTAGCTAAACCGGGTGATGTTTGGTATGACTACATGACCAGCACTGTTTATGGCGGTGCTGTTCCTGCATCTTTTATTGATACTGCAAGTGTTGCAACATTAAACACTTATTCAGAGCAGACAATTACCTTCAACACATATTCTGGCCCATCTTCTACACAGGCACGTTACCGCATCAATGGCGTTTTAGATGCTGGTGAAACAGTCTTGTCTAACGTGGACAAGATTATGTCGGCTTGCGATAGTTGGATGACCTACAACGCTGCTTTAGGTCAATGGTCAATTGTTGTTAACAAGGCTGAGACATCATCTTTTGCTTTTAACGACAACAACATCATTGGTGACATTCGCGTAAGCGCAACTGACATAACCTCAAGCATCAATCAAATTGAAGCAAGGTTCCCATTTAAAGAAAACAGGGATCAGCCAGCGTTTGTTAACCTTGCAACGCCTGACTTGTTGTTGTATCCAAATGAGCCAATTAACAAGTACACCATCACATATGACATGGTGAATGATTCTGTTCAAGCACAATACTTGGCAAATCGTTTGCTTGAGCAAGCCCGTGAAGATTTGATTGTTAGCTTCTCAACAACGTATTACGGAATTCAAGTTGATGCAGGTGACGTTGTAAGTCTGACCAACTCAAACTATGGATGGACGAACAAATTGTTCCGTGTCATCCGTGTCAATGAGGCATCATTGCCTGATGGTTCTCTTGGTGCAAAACTTGAATTGTCGGAATACAGTGCAGCGGTTTACGATGACCAAAACATAACTCAGTATGCGCCAATTGCTAACAGCGATTTGCCGAGCATCTTTTACTTTAGCTCTTTGTCTGCTCCTGTTGTTTCTTCAAGCAACCCGACAAATGCTATTCCCAACTTCAATGTTTCTGTTACAACGCCAGCGTCAGGCCGTTCAACGTACATCAGCCTGTATTACACAACTGCGCCGATCCCAACCATTTCAGATTTTGTGCTTATCAACACAATCAATCTTCCAAACGGTACTCCATTTTCTCCCTCAACAGCATATAGCTTTTTGAACTTGGTTTTGCCAACAGGTTCTTTAAGTTCAACTACATACTATTTCTCGTATGTAGTCGGCAATGAAAACAGTCAATCAGAAAGAAGCCCAATCAGTGCTGCTTTTGTTTGGAATCCTGTTACCAATCCTCAGAACTTCATTCCGGGCGACATGGATACGGGAACTGCCGCCAATGCAAACATTCAATTTGCTCAAAATGGCGTTGTAATTGCAACTTTAAAAAGTGCTTTTAACGTCAAAAAGATCAATGCTGATACAACATTGGTGAACATTGCAGCGCAAAACAATGTGGACGGTAACGTAACCATTTGGGGTCATTCATCTAACAACGCTGTTGGTTTGGGTAACGGCGTATCGGGCTCACACACAACAGCAAATAGCAATTCGACATGGCAACGTCTTGGTGCTTTAGGTTCTGGTGTTGCAAACGCTGCTGTATGGGGTTTTACTTATGCAGACAATGCAAACAGTAAAGCGGCCCTTTTTGAAAGATTTACAGGCACAGACAGCAGCAACATTGGAACACTAGACAAATCTATCCAACTTGCAACAGCATCTTATTGTGCGTTTAGCCCTAGCGGTCAAGGCAAGATCTACATTGTTGATGGCAATGGCCCGTTTACCGGCTTCCACGAAGGTATGTTTGCTATTGATTCTCCAATTGAAGTGGGCGACATTGTGACTGATGTAAGCGTGTTCTATCGCGCAAACATCTCCAACGTGCTTTTTAATGTGGCGCGAAGCAATACGGCATCACAACCAAGGGTTCTTGGGGTTGTTAGTGCAATTGTTCCTGTTCAGACAAATACACCCGGCATTTTGTGGGAACCAGTGGAAACGTATGAAGAAAACAATCTTGGCCCAACAACAACAATGGAGCTTATCCCCGGCTATGATTTGGAGGAGCTTCAGACAACCTACAAAGTTGTTCAGGTAAACGCTGTTGGCGAAGGTCAAATTAACGTATGCGGTGAAAATGGCAACATTCAAGCTGGCGATTTAATCGTTGCATCTAGCATTCCCGGCAAAGGCATGAGGCAATTGGATGACATTGTTAGGTCAATCACAGTTGCCAAGGCAAGGGAATCCGTGAGCTTTTCAGAACCAACTGAGGTACAACTGATTGCTTGTATTTACCTTGGCGGGTAAAATAAACAAAAAACAAGACACTCGTAGCCCTGTGAGTACATAGGGAGCGTTACCACCTGAGTACAGGGAATTGAAATGCCAGTATTTTCTCAGAACGTCATCACCCAAGTTTCGGGCTTTGACTCGCCACTCATCACGGGTGAACTTGTCTACAATCAACAAACCTATTGGAATCTTGCGCTTAAAACAACCGCAACACTTCCAAGCACACCCATTGATTTGACAGGCGCAACAATCAGCGCACAAATTGTCAGGCGCACTGTCTCAAATCTTCAAGATACGCGAGGCGGTCTATCGTTTGATATTGGGAACTATGTGCCCACGCCCACCACAATCAATTTGACGATTGCCAATCGTGTCAATGCTGCTGGCACGTTTACGCTAATTCTTGATGATGCCGCATGGTCAATCATTGCTGGTGATCCTGAATTGCAAATTGATTTGAATGACCCTGTGTGTTTTAGTGGTCGAATCAAAATCAGCTTTGCAGCGTCAGGAGCAACACCACAGGATGATTTGATTATTTTCCTGATGTTCCTTGTCCGTTCTGATGGCATTACCAATATCTAAGGGGGCATCATGGGGCCAATCAATGTAGTCGTACAAGATGCAAACAATCTTGTCCTTGAAGTCACGCCAACGCCTGACACATCAATTACTTTGGATCGTGGTGTTGTAGGGCCAGCGGGAATAATTTGGAAAGGCAATTGGTCTAGTGCCACTTTGTACATTCCAAATGATGCTGTATTTAATTCGGCAAACAATTCTTCTTATATCTGCATTGCAGAAAATACAAATCAACAACCGCCAAATGCAACTTATTGGGATTTGTTGGTTACTGGTTTTGCTGGTGGCGATGTAGCAGGGCCAGCGTCATCCACAGACAACGCTGTTGTTCGTTTTGATGGAACTACAGGCAAGCTGATTCAGAACAGCAATGTCTTGATTGATGACAGTGGCAATTTGACATACTCCGCAGGAACAGCCAACGGCGTGGCCTACCTCAACGGCTCCAAAGTCCTGACCATTGGGTCTGCGCTGACGTTTGATGGGACGAATTTGGGGGTTGGGACGAGTTCGCCTAGTACGCCGCTTACTTTTGGAAAAGCCGTGTACGGCGGTGTTGGCTCTGAAGATTTTTACCGTATTAAATTGCAAGACCTCGGTGGAACTGCAAATGATGTAGGAATTGGACAGCCATCTTCCGGCTCAATGGGTTTTAACATTGACCCTTTTGGTTTTTACCAATGGAATGCAGGTACTGATGGCGAAATAATGCGCATTGACTCCTCCGGCAACCTCGGCTTGGGGGTTACTCCGAGTGCTTGGGGTGGAAGTTTTAAGGCTTTGGACTTTGGCTCAATTGGCTCCCTGACTACAAACGGCGCAGCCTCCATCATTGGAAGCAATCTGTTTGTTAATTCGGGAGGAAGTCTCATCTATAAAACAACGGCTGCTGCAAGCTATTTCCAGCAGCAAGCGGGTGCTTTTAGTTGGTACACCGCCCCCTCCGGCACAGCAGGTAACGCTATTAGCTTTACTCAGGCAATGACGCTGGATGCAAGTGGGAACCTTTTTACAAATAACGGGAAAATCGGCCCCAATGCAACGCAGCAGCACACTATGCCAGCGGTTGCATCTGACACATACACGCTTAATAACGCAACTCAAACACTCAGCAATAAGACGCTTAACGGCGTTATCTTGAACGATGGCTACACAGAAGAAGTGTTTGCCGTAACAGGTACAACTCCAGCTTTGTCGCCTACAAACGGTTCAATTCAAACTTGGACATTGACAGGAAATCGAACCCCGACTGCTGGCACATGGGCTGCTGGTCAATCCATGACATTAATGATTAATGATTCTGCGTCTGCTTTTACAGTGACTTGGACATCATTACCTGTGGTTTGGGTTGGAGGCTCTGCGCCTACATTGGCTCCTGCTGGCGGTAACACTGTGATTGTGCTGTGGAAAGTAGGAACAACTATCTATGGCGCATTGACTGGACAGGTGGCGTAATGTTGTCAGATAAGCTCCTTGGTGTAAGTCCAACGCCGCCTTCAGATTTTTACTACAACTACGTCACCATGTTGTTGCATGGTGACGGAACCAATGGCGCAAACAATAATACCTTTATTGATAGCAGTCCAAACAATTTAACAGTTTCACGTTTTGGCACTACAACTCAAGGAAGTTTAAGTCCTTACGGAAATTTGTGGAGCAACAACTTTAATGGTGCAACTGATTACCTCACGACTCCTGATTCTGTAAATTTTGATTTTGGAACAGGAAATTTTACTGTTGAGGCTTGGGTTTATCCAACTTCATTGGCTACTGCTTCTGGTGGGTCGATTGCTTCAGGACTTGGCCCAACAAACGGCGATTGGATGTTTGCTATGGAGGCGGCAAACATTCGATTTGGCAGAAATCAAGTAGCTTGGGATTTGGTTTCAAGTGGGTTTACGCCTACATTAAATAATTGGATTCATGTTGCTGCCAGCAGAAATGGCACGACTCTTAGATTGTTTGCCAATGGAATTCAAGTTGCATCTGCATCAAACACTCAGTCATATAATATTTCAGCAACCTTGGCTATTGGAGCAAGACAATTAACTACAGGAGCATCAACTCCCGGTGAATTTTGGTCTGGATACATATCAAACTTGCGTATTGTTAAAGGCACTGCTGTTTACACAAGTAATTTCACGCCACCAA